CCTCCAACCCTATCAAATACCGAATATCCAAGCGCAACACTCATTTGCTCAATCCTTGCCCTTGACCATAATTTAGTTGTTGCAAGTTCCATCATTTTAACACAAAATATACGTGATGGGTGCGCTGGTGTATTTCTTTCTGAACTTGGTACAATGCTTCTCCATGCATAAGTATAACCAATCTGTAACACCAATGGACTAGGTTTAGGTACATCAGCCTTAATGCTTGTCCTTGTTCTTTCTATGATAGTATCTTGACCTACCTTTACTTCTTTAACATCAATAATCTTATTATCAATTAAACTTTTTAAAGTTGCATCAATGACCTTTATATCCTGTTTTAAGACCTGTGAAAGTACTTCGCTTGTAATTCTCTTATCCTTGTTGAGATAGCCTAAAATATCAGCCTCTAATTGGCTCAATTGCTTATTCTCTGCAAAGTGATTAAAGGTATTTGCAGGTTTTTCGCTTAATACTTCATAATCGCTTAAATCATCACTAAACTTTTCAAACATTTCTACCAACTCCATTTCGTTGTCATCACTAGAAAATGTAGCAGGGTCTGCGTCTAAACCTAGAAAAGTATTAACATCGGAATCAGTAAAAGCAAATCCATTCTTTAACATCAATGCAGCCTGTTCTTTAGTAAGTTTTCCATTGGTAAACTGCCTAACAATTCTCATCACATTTTGATATTGCCTTCCTGTAAGGTTTTTGATACTATCATTTGATGCTGCAATAGGCTGCTCGGTAGGATTAGTTAAAGGATTTAAAGTAGGATTAACAACAACCTCCGAAGCCAAACCTAATTTCTCCCTTATTTCATCCCTAGTCATATTAGCAGCCATTACACTTTCGCTAAATTCAAAACTTAACGGCTCAACTGGTATTAATTCATAATCTCCCTCAATACCTACATAATTAAACAACTGATTAAATACTTCCTCAATTGCTTGCTGCCTTTCGTTTACATAAGTATTTGCAAATATTTTATAAGCATCTCTAATCTCGGTTGAACCGCCAAGCTGCCCTTCTGTCTTAATCCCGAATAAACTCGGTGAAGTAACCTGATGGCAGGCAAATATTTCTTGCTGAATTAAATTGTTAACATTCGTAAAATCTTCCTTTGTTAACATCGTAGAAGATAATGGCAATATTTCAGCACTATTATCTTTCGATTTGTTAAACATTATTACAACTCTATCCCCTTCGCTGCCTGTGAATTTCTTTTTTATTCCTCTTTCAACCGCTTCTTTTGCTTCCTCTGCTGGTTCACCGCCATTTAAGTTAATTAAAGTTGTAGCAACAAAACCATCTTTTGCATTTCCTAAAATATGCCTGCTTACTTGTACATCACTTTCAATATAATTTAATCCCTGATAATAATTAGGTAAAGGATAGTAATCTGATTTAGGATTATATTGTTTTACAAATAAAATTTGACTTGCAACAGGGTCAGCAATGTTAAAAGCAGGATATAATCTCGGTGTTTCTTTATTATCTGACCAATCATTTTTTACTTGAAATTCATTCTTTTCTTTATTGATTCTAACTTTATGATATTCAAGGTGATACACATCTTTAATCTCGCCTAATAAATTATAAATAACTTGTAAATAATAACCACCGAAAAGTTCATCGTCCAAAATACATTTCTTTGTAACTTGATTCCAGGTTTCACCTTTAGTATTTGCCTTCTGTTGAATACCATCCCAACCCTGACCGAATATGTAATTAGTTTTACTCTTAATAATAGCACCATGTTTAGGACTTTCGTTATACAGTCCTATAAGGTAATCAGGATAATTGTTATTAATCCCAAATTCAATATACCCTTTACCTTTCTTTTCTTCAAATCTAGGTTGCTCCGCTTGTGCGAATTTAACTGTGATAATATTATTATAATTCATAAGTAACGAAATTATTGTTTTGTTCTTCGTATTTAGTTGGTTCAAATGCAGTTGATGGATTAAGATACATAAACCCTTCCTCAACCACTACTCCTGCTACTGTGAAATCAGTTACCAATACTTTTTGATAAATTTTATAACTATAAAATCCCTCCTCCTTTAAATCAAAAAAGTTATTAACCGTAAATGCAAAACTATCGTATCTACCAGTTATACTCTGATTTGTTGCCATTAACTTAACAACATCAAGGGTAACCCTGTGGATAAACACAAATAAAAAAAAAGGGTTTGCAATAGTAGCCTTTTCAGTACCTGTGAAATAAATTGTTTCGGTAAGTCCTTTTGTTAAATTTATCATATTAAAAAACCCCGACTTTCATCGGTCGGGGCATAAATTAAATATTAAGAATTGTTATCCAGCAGTAGTTAAAAGCAAACCTAGTGCGTTTGTAACTTCAAAGAAATCTTCCCTTTCACTTGCTTCAAATTTAAGCATATAACCTTGTGCATCAGCAGCAGCAGCACCACTTGTTCCTGTGCTTGCAGCTAAATACATTCCGAATTGCTTACCATACATTCTGTAAGTGCCATCTTTATCAAGTGTAACCGCAACAATTTTATTTTTACTTAAAGTAGTAATAATATTCCTTGTAGTAGCATCTCTTTTATTAATAGGGAAATCTAAAGTTTGTTCAAAAAACAAAGTACCATTCTCAATAGAACCAGTAGGATTGCTTGCAGCAACTGCACTTGATTTAGTAGGTATTTCAAACTTAAAGAATTTTTTACCAACTGCTTTTGTAATTCCTGTAACAATACCACTAGCATCGGCTATTGTTACGTTTCCAAATTCTGCGAAAAATACTGCGTCAATTCCTCCAACGGATTCCCGACAGTCTATTGTATATCCGCTTACGATTGCACAAGCCATAAAATATAAATATTAAATAGGGAGATAGCGAACCACCTCCCTATGTTAGAAAATTAAATTGCAGCGATGAATGAAGTTACCTCGTTAGTGAATGCAACGTTTACCCCGATTTTAAATTCTACGCGATATCTGACGTCATTGTTGTCTTCGGAGAACCACAGCTTATATGCGTTTTCCTCATCCAAAAGGTCAACCGCCATTGCCATATTTGCAAGACTTATTGCGTAAGCATCACCAGTTCCATTCAAACCATTTACACTTACTACTTCAACGTTAGTTGCAGGCAAGATAAATGAAGCAGCTTGTGAATCTTGTGGATTATAAGAAAACATATTTTTCTCTCTGTAAGCAAGAATCAACAAACGATACCAATCGTTACCAACGAATATCTTTACATCACCTTTGCTCAAAACTTGAACAGGGATAGCTTTGTAAATTCCTTCAGTACAAGCAATAACGTTTGAAGCATTAACGGTAACTACTGGTGAACCTGTAATGCCTGTGTAACCTGATACGTTTGCAAGTACTGGTGAACCAGCAGCAATTAATTTTTGTAATCCGTCAAATTTGTTAAGGTTGGCCGTAGCGCCCGTTGAATCTCCCTGCCATATTGCAGTTTCAAGTTGAGAAGCAATACGCAAATTCTTTTTATCTAAGAATGCTTTTTGGAAATCTGCATTACCAAAGTCCTCGTAAGTGCTACCAGCTTTGAGTGCCTCTTGTGTGAAGTATGCCTCTAAATCTTTCGGGCAAATTTTTTCTTCTACTTTAATTTTACCAACTGTAATTGAACGTTGAGAGAAAGTTGTCGTTCCGCTTGCGTCAAAAGAACAAGACTGTGCAGCAAATACCGCATCTGTTTCCATCAAAGGAATTGCAACAGAACTTTTTACGTTTGGTATAACGATACCGCTTGCAAGAATTAACTGTTGTGTTTTTGCGTCAAATACAGCACTAGTAAGTAGTGGTTTAACAAGTTGTTTTGTGTATGCGGATAATCCGCTAAAAGCTAATGCCATTTTTTTATAATTGTTTAGTTAAATAAAATATTTAGTGTTCTTTTTTCTTCTACATCTTTAAAAGTGTTTGACGTTCTTACTGAACTATCAGGTGCTTGTACTGGTGCTTCCACAAGTAAAGTTGATAATTTTAAAAGTTCATCAATTACTTTATTTGCTTTCTTCATTTTAACCTCGTAATCAGCAAAACGTTGTTCGTAGGCTGAAAACTTAATTTCATAGTTAGCAAATTTTTCGCTTGTCAATGTTTCAAATGCTGCAAACTTTGTGTTCATATCTTCAACGATAGGTTCTTCCATTGGTTCTTCAGGCATTGATATTGCAGTAATAACTCCGTTATCTCCAATAGTCATTTTTGTACCATCTGCTAATTCGGCTTCGCCTGCTAATGCAGCACTACCGTCAATCATTACAATACCACCAACTTCAAGAACATCAATCATGACTTTACCGCCATCCTTTAATTCGTATTCGGTAGGTTCTGCAATCGGTGCAGCCATAACTTCAGGGGCAGCAGCTAATTCATTAAAATATTGCTTTACTTTTTGTAAAATTTCTTTTGCTTCCATATTACTATTATATTGATTTTTAAAAACTGTTTAAAATTTCTCTTAATTCTGCTAATTGCTTTTGGTCATCAGATAGTGGTGCTTCATAATCAAACATACCCTCAACACTAAATCCCTTTACTTTGCCTGACTTTACTAATTCCCAAACCTTCATATTTTCAACATAGAAACTACCAAACCAAGTTCCATCAGGTAGGTCTTTAAATGCTTCCATCGGCTTAATACCACGCTTAGAATCACTTATAAAACTTTCAAACATTGTTACCCCTTCCACTTGCATATCTGCTTCGTGCATAAGGTTTACGTTCTTTTGATATCCCTTTTTGCTAAACTTAATTGCTATCTGTTTGATAGTATCACTCGAAAACTTTACATAGTGTTCTCCAAACTGTTCTGAATTTCTGTAAATCAATTGTTGTGGAATCATTAATGCGCCTGTGATAATGTGTTCGCTTTCAGATTGAACCGCAAAAGCTAAAGGTTTTTTGAAATGTTCCTCCCACAAACTGTTACAAATTGCAACGGCTTGTTCGCTTTCTTTGCCTTCGTTAATTACATAGCTTATGCAACGGGGCAAAAATTCATCTTTTTGCTCGCCTTTGTTAGGGTCTATGAATTGTTCATTAAACGCAATAAAGTCTTTCTTAATTGCTGGACTGTCAACCAATGCCACAAAACTAACTTCAGCATCATTACTTTCATCCTCGTTTATTATTAAATCGTAAATTGGCAATTTCATATTAATAATATATAATTTAAAATTAGTTGTTTAATTTATACTCAATTGATTCTCGCAGCGCGATTTAATCTTTGTATTCTTTCTTGGTTGTTAGTTACATCCGTTTCCAATACAAATGCCCTTGAACTAGCAACCCCTATTTGATTAATTGATTGACTTGATAATGTTGTAGTTTGTGCTTCAGGTTTAATTGGTGCTGCCATGCTGCCCATTGATGGTACACTACCCCCTCCTCCACCACCTCCGGGCACTTTTGTTGCTATAATGCTTTTAACTGCTTTAAATCCTGTTACTGATGCAGCAAGTACGGCAGGGATTGCAAGAGGAAAACCTAATTTTAATCCAGCAGTAATACCTAAATAAGTATTAATTAAAGCGCTACTAATTGCTATTGCCTTTCCTGCTGCGCTTTCCTTACCCAATACATCGCTTAAAATATTTAAAGTATCAACTGTTGCCTTTACTTTTGCATCTTGTAATATTTTTGCATCTGCTAAATCAATATCATTATATTTTTTCTTTGTAGCATTTATTTGTTCTTCAGATTGTGTAGTTGCTATCCTAACTGCATTTGCAGCATTTGAACTAATAGTTACTTTTGAAGCTGCTAATAACTCATCTTTTTTTATTTGGTCATCTTCCTGTTTTGTTTTTGCTGCTGCAATTTCTAAATCTAACGCCCCTTGTTTTCTTGCATCTTGAAAATATTTATCTGTTGCTGCTTGTTGTTTTGCTTTTGCTGTCTCATTTGCTTTATCTATTTTATCTTGTGCTGCTTTTACATCCAATGATATTTGTTTATTTCTATCTGCATCAGCTTGTAAAAGTTCTCTATTTAATTTTTTTGCTAGTGCTATTTGGTCTGAACCATTTACTTTTATTGCTTCATTATAACTTATTTCTGCATCAATTTTTCTTTTGGTATATTGGTCTATTTCATCTCCGTGTTCTTGTAAGAATTTTTTATTTTTATTAATGCTTTTATCTGCTGCTGCAATCATTCTATCGGTTGCCCTTGTAGCTTCATTTGTTATACCTACAAAATCAGTAACTGCATCAATCACTCTTCCAAAAAAATCAGTAATAATTTTTAAAGGGCCTATCATCCTTTCAATTGCAACCTTTACACTATCAAAATTCGCTACTAATAACCCTATGCCTACAACAAGCAAACCAATACCAGTTGCTATAATTGCTCCTTTTAACGTGCTAAATGCTTTTACAACATTTCCTTTTATCTCATTACCTAATAACTTAAATGAATCCATTGCCCCAGCTATACCGCTAATGCCTTGCTGCAAAGCCATTGCACTTTGTACTTTAAGCATCATCTTCTCCACATCCTTACCCTCTGCACCAAATAAACCCATTGCACCTTGTAAAGCACTAAAACCAGCAGTTGCACCTTGTAAAGCACCACCCAAAGCAACAAATTTCTTATCAGGGTTAAATGTTTCTGCTAGTGCTTTTGCATCTCCGATAGCATCTTTTAAACTTGCTACTTTCTTTGCTGCGTTTAATGCTTCTTTTGATGTTTCCCCAAACTGCGAAGCCATATTAAGCAATTCATTGTTAGCCTCTCTTAATTGTTTTTTAAAAGTGCCTACTGATGCTGTTGCCGCTTCTCCATTTACTTTTATCTCTAATGCTATCGTTGATTTTGTATCTGCCATTTTAATATTCTTTATTTATTACTCTTAAAAAATCTGCCTTCGTTGTTTCGTTTGCTTCAGGTGTATAATCAGTAAGTTTAATTAACCTATACAAACCACCATCAATATATTTAAAAATTGCAAAATCAAGATTGAATATATCCACATCGGTTAACTTTACATTGCAACTTAATAACCTGCTATCCTTATCGGTAATCTCTGCCATGTAAGGGCTATAATAAACATTAAATTGATTAACATTTAAAGCACCACTAACCAAAGTAAAAAATAGTTCTTGTGTTGCACCGAAATTTAAATCGTTTGCTACTGCATCAGGGTCGTTGAAATGTCCTGCATAACCGTAAGCAGTTTGGCTTGTTAATACAGTTACACCGTCTAGGATATTGTAACTTGCAACTCCTGTAATTTTCTTTGCTACTAATATCCTGATAACACTATCAATTGTTTCTTCTAACGCATTTGTTTGTTTAAATATTGTACTGTAAATTTTTTCTTCACCTGCATAACCGACCAATGGTGTAGGGGCAAAAATTAATTCTACATTTTCAGTCTCTTTTGAAAACTCATACTCGCTATCAAACATTCTGCTTCCATACCCTTCATTATATCTTTTTTTATATAACTCATTGTAATAATCATTATCATCTTTATATTTTAACATATAATACCTACTGTTTAATTCCGACATAGGTTTAATTCTAATCGGTTTTGCCCTATCTACTTTATCGCTCCAATCCTCTACACTACCATCATAATAATCTACATAAGGTTTTATTATTAAATGCTTTTCATCAAACCTATTTTCATCTACATAAAGATTAAATAGTTTTAAAATAGAAGCAAAGAAATCTTTTTGAAGAATGTTTTTAGGGATGCAATCATTTATTGTTATTGTATCACCTAGATTAATTGTTACAGGACTAACCGAATTAGTGCTTACTTTAAATGAACTTGTAATCTGCCTTAACGATGTTATACTGTATGATGGATAAGTTACGGTAAATGTATCATTAGGCGCAACACTTACATTATTAACGTTTATTTGTTTATTTGAAAATGTAAAAGGTAAGCTGCTTCCAGTTGTTATATTTACAAATCCGATAATCACTCCATTTTTTCTTAATTCAAATGGTTTAACTCCAGCCCCATCCTGTGAAATAACCTGACCTGATAATGCTATTTTAAAATTTGCAGTTATTGTACTTGCACCATTATAATACCAGCTTTCGCCATCAATATCACCCGAAAGGAAATCGCCCAATGTAACTGCATTCCACCTCCAAGCCGTTGCGCCTGTATAGGTTGCAATTTTAGCAGCTAATTCCATTTGCCCTGTTAGATAGCTTACTATTTTTTTTAAGTTATGTGGGATGATTAAACGTTTAAATCTATCCGTACTAAATAAATCACATTCATACGTATACCCATTAACCTCAAAAATCTTTTCTAAATATTCTTTTACAAATAAAGCAGGTCTAAACGTGCCATATTTCCAATTCTTTTTATCGGTAGAATAAGTTCCGTAATCAATATGAGGATAATAATAACCAGCACCAGCATTTTCATTCGCCCAACTTCCAGTAATATTTGCAATACTGTAAACGTGGTTGTAATCGCTAAAATCTAATTCCTCAATTTTCTTTGCCCCCATCTTCATTGATAATCCACCCAACTCACCAATAACACTACATTCATACTCTATATTCTTACCATCAATA